GAATAATTGATTATTCCGTTGATACCAGTATTGCTAGCACTGTATATTACACTTAAGGTAGTGTCAGTCTGACTGACTGACAAAGTTATGCCAGTATCGCCATTTTGGACATAGTCATCTGACCAAGTTGGACCTGCAGCATCCGAAGCAACGACCATGGTGCCAACTCGGTATAGGTCATTGCGTGTAATTTTATAATTTATTTCAAATGCAGTTGCTTGAAGTGTAGACACTTCGGCTACTGTGTCGGTGTCAGCATTGAGCAATTCAGTTTGTGATCCGCTTTGTCTTATATAAGTTCCTGTAGCCACTACAATCTGCGAACCGTTGGTAGAGGCCACAACATTGATTGGCACGGCTAGAGATACTCTAGGATAGTTAGCGGCCATTGCATCCGTGCGATCAAATAGATCGCTAATGCTGACATTGTTGCCATTGTTAAAGGTAACAACCGGAGTAGCTGCTGTGGACCCTGAGAAATGATTTCCAACATCATAGAAAATATTTTGTGCTGATGCATTCAAATTAGAATACTGTCCAAAAATTATGCCTTCGGCATAAATGTTATTAAAAAAGTTATTGGTAATACGTATACCAGTTGGAGAAACCAACGAAGGCGGACTTGTTCCTAATACAACACCTTGGTACAATGTGTCAAATTGAGAGTTTGACACTGTAACACCACGAACTTCATCATTGGTATTGATACCGTACGTTGTTCCACCAAACATGCATCCATCAAACACTATTTGTTCACATGAGTAAGCAGCGGTTGTATAAAAATCAACACCCTTTGTATTGTCAGCATCGGATGTTAATGTTGTTACGGTACCAGCACCATTGAATCCTACGCTTTGGAAACGGCAGTTGGTTGCTTGTCCTACCAAGAATGCACTGGCCAATACATCAAGACTTTGAAAACCAAGATTGGTAATGGTAATATCTTGTGGTGGAGTTGTTCCGCCCGATCCAATGTTGACTCCGGTTTGTTGTAGACTATCAGCAGTCTGGGCCACATAAGAAACTCCGCCACCGTGATTAGCAGATAACGAAATTACACTATTATCTTTGCCTTCGCCGTATAGTGTAGCATATGGAGGAATATTAATGGTGCCGGTTACTTTATATACACCAGCTGGGAAAAATAAACTACGACGAATTTGTGGATTGACTTCTCGGCAGTATAATTGATACAATGCACGATTGATTGCATCAGTGCAATCAGTAGAACCGTCACCTACTGCGCCAAAATCTAGGACACTGGCAAATTGATCAAGCCAACTTTGTAAACTCAAATCAATTGGCGTACCAGCAGTAGGACCAGTTTGCACTGCGTAGCCAGCAGCCAACCCTTTGTAAGTGTAGGTTGTGGAGAAATTTAAAATATCACTGAATTCTGTTAATATTTCAGTGTTGCCAATAACTGGTGCGCCATCTTCAAGAGTGCCATTGCCAATCCAGAGCTGACGTGTGTCGGTACTCCAACCAAACTCTGCGCCAGCTAGTTGTGGTAGGTTTTCTGCTAAACCTTTACGGTTTGTAATTTGGGATATTTGAACAATGGCCAATTTAGTCTTCCTTGAATTCTATTCAGTATTTAGCTATTTAGGCCTGCAGGTAATACTGCTCTAAACGGCGCCACCATTGGTCCGCCCAGTAGTCAAAATCCTCAGGTTTTAGTATGAATTCTTGATAAACAGGACGGGCAAGCGGATTGCCCATGTCATCAACAGGGGGTTTAACACACATAAGAACTACACCTTTGCGTATGTTTGTGCCGTAGACTTCATTGTGTGCTAGAGCATAGGCTACTAGCTGTAATTTGTAGTCAGTAATCCAAGATTCTTGTTTGGGCTTGTTGGTTTGTTTAAAGTCTAGAATGCTTTCGTCTTTTTGATGTATGCCCACACAGTCAGTGGTTCCGGCATACAGTTTGGGAAAATACAAAGGAATCTCTACTCCCCAGAACTCGTCGACATTTACAAGTCCATCTTCGATCACAGTCTGCGCCATGGCATGACTGGCCCAGCCAAACGGATTTGTTCCACGCTCTTTTAGTTCATTATTTTTTACATAATGTTCCAAGTAAGTGTGCATACGTGTTCCGCGATTGGCAGCTTCTGTAGTAATCTGCTGTGCCTTCGCATGGCCTACATTCTTGCGCCATTGTTCCAGTGCGGCTTTTGCTTCAGCTGGTTTAGTTTTGTCCAAGATAGTTGTTACGCTAGGAACCCGACTGCCGTCTGGTGTAGAATACAGGCGCTTGCCTTCTTCGCTTGTGCGACTTAAAGTATGATAGTTAAACTTTGGATTATACATTAATTTGTTCTACTTGGATTCCAGATCGTTCAAGAAACGTAACACCACTAATATCCCTGTAAGCGTTCCTATATAGAACACTGCCAATACCACTTTGGTAGATAAGTTTGGCACAGTCCAAACATGGAGCATGGGTAATAAACATAGTAGCACCCATACCAGATTCGTTAGACTTAGCCAACTTGGCAATGGCGTTAGTTTCAGCATGAAGTACCTCTGGTCTTGTTGTTAGTTTACCTGTGCCTGTTCTAGTTTTGGTAACAAGATTGAATTCTGTTTCTTCACTTTCACAGTTGTTATCCCAACCTGCCGGCATACCATTATAGCCAATACTAATGATACGATCATCTTTGACCACAATGGCACCAACATGTAATCTGCGAGCATGACTAAGTTCCGCAAATGTTTCTGCGGTTTTCATATAGGCTTTTTTAAGTTTGTCTTTCAAACTCTAAAACTTTCTCCGCATCCACAACGGTCTCGTTCAAGGGGGTTGTTAAATTCAAAGCCTTCGTTAAGGCCTTGGCGCACATAGTCTACTTCGACGCCATTTAGGTACGCTGAACTTTTTGGATCAACTACAACAACAAAGCCGTCCTGTTTGACCGTGATGTCTTCTGCGTTAACAGCATCAACATACTCCAACACATACGCCAGGCCAGAACAACCAGTGGTCCTTACACCCAGACGGATGCCTACACCTTGGCCACGTTTGGTTAAATTAGCCACAATTTTCTTGGCAGCTATTTCAGTTACCGATATCATTGGTGTTTGTTTTTGTAGTCTGCTACTGCGGCTTTGATAGCATCTTCTGCTAGGATACTGCAATGTATCTTTACTGGAGGAAGTGCAAGGTGTTCAGCAATCTCGCTATTTTTAAGAGCCTGTGCCTTGTCAATGTGCATGCCTTTGACCCATTCTGTGACAAGACTGCTGGATGCAATTGCTGATCCGCATCCGTATGTTTTGAACTTGGCGTCTTGAATAATACCATCAGAATCTACTTTGATTTGCAGTTTCATTACGTCACCGCAGGCCGGAGCTCCGACCATACCGGTTCCAACGCCTTCTTCGTCTTTGGCAAAGCTGCCCACGTTGCGTGGATTTTCATAGTGATCAATTACTTTGTCTGAATATGCCATTTATATCTCCTATCCTGTATTATAACATACAAGTATTGTATTTACAACCTTTTTGAACGAATTATACGACTGGTTCTAAGGTATATTGTTTTCGAGCTTGATTTTTACTGACCGCAAATAATCTATTTTTATACTCTAAACTTTCTGGACAAAATTTACACATGGTCAGTTGTTCATCGATTGTGGCCAAAAACTCTGCACCACGTTCTGGATACTCATATGGCGACAAAGGTCGATACGAATTTAAAATAGCTCTATCCGCATCTGAAATATCAAACGGGTGTTGTTGATCAAACTCTGGAAACAGCGCAGCTGGTCCGCATTTATACAGCCGGCCTTTGATCATGTGGTAATTTTTGTGTATGCGAAATCCGCAACTGTTGTGAGCCACATGCGGTCTACTGTTGTGCAGTGTGAACTTACCGGTTTGGTCACGTTGAATTGCACTGTCGTAAAAATCATACTGTATCCATAGCGGAATAGCAACTCCGTTTTGGTCAATCCATGTAATATCAGACCCAAATACATTACGGGGATCATTTTTTTCTATCTTTGTAATTGTTCCTTGAAGGAACCGGTGAACCTCTGTTTCAAATTCGTCAATGTTATTGGGATTATGCCAGCTGATACCCATCCAATTGCCATTGGCTTGTAGGGCTTCATAAAGTCCTTTTACATTGTTTAGGCGTGTGCCGTTTGACAGTATCTGCACGTTTCTTTTAAATATGCGATTTATACCATACACCCAATCCAGTATGTCTGGGTTAAGCAATGGTTCACCACCGAGTATTACTATCTTATCAACGTCTACGTATTCGACCCATTTGGCATAATCGGCTTCGTAGTCACTCCAACGTTGCCAACCAGCAAATGAATAATTGTTGAAACGATTGCAACCTTCGCAAGTTAAATTGCAGACATTTGTTATATAGAACTCAAGTTTTGAGAATAAGTGTTTTTTCATAGTGTAGTAGCATCACCTAATGATTAAGCGATGTTAGATATTTACGACTTGTGTAATTACTGGCGACGTTTTAATGCCGCTTTGGCATTGGAGTCTACTACGGCTCTAGCTTGGTCCACACTCATGCCAGTTTCGGCTTCGGTGTTGCCTTTGAATCGAACTACACCAGAATTGGGTTCTAGTGGCTCTAGTATATTGCTTAAGGGTTCTTGACTAATTAAATCGCCCAAGTTGTCTGGAGTAACATTAACACCTAGGCTCTTGGCGGCATCAATAAAGGCCTGTTGGCTGATTTGTTTTGAGGCAGCTTCATCTTGGCTACGGCCAAGCAAAAACTGGCTTAATGCAGCCAGTTTTTTTGTATCAGGTCCGCTGTCGAGTTCAGCTACTTCTCGTATTAACATTATCTACGTTCACGACCTAGACCGCTGTCAAGATTGGCATCCATTTCAGCATCAATATCTTCTTCGCCACCGGGTGTTGGAACTTCAGCATTGATATCAACTTGTTCTTCTCCAGGTGCAGGTGCAGTCATATCGGCGCCTGGAACTTGTGGGGCTTGTCCTGTGACTACACCAAGTGCAGCTTCCAACTGTTGCTTGGCACCACTGAGGTTTTGTAACAGGCCGCTGAGTGCGGCACTGGCATCACCATTGAATTGAGTAGCTTGGTCAACACCAACTTCGTTCTTGATCTGATCGATCAGGGCAGGCAAGTCTTTGAACTGCATGGCACTAACTTGTTCACTCATCTTTTGAACTTGATCAACCATGTCTTGTGCGGCCAGGACAACTTGAGCTTGTTGAATCTCACTGGCTTCACGCAAGCGACGAGCCAGGCGGCCTTCGGCCATTGGACTATTTGCCTGTTGCAAAATTTGAGCTTTCTGTTGAGTTAACTGTTGAATTTGTTTGGTGATTGCAGCGGCTTGATCTTGGGCCTGTTTTTTCCTAGCGGCCATATCCATTGCCATATTGGCCGGATTTGCAGCAGGTGCGGCACCAGGCGTGGTAGCAGCGGCGGCCAATGCCTGTTCCATCATGACCAATTTTAAATACGAAGGATTACGTTCACTGCTGTGGAATTCTGGAGTGCGGCGGTGTTCGGCAATTAGGCCGCGCACACGTTTGAGCATGGCGCGGGCTTGACCTTGTGAAACAGTGTTAAAATCGACACGTTTACCAAAGTAGCTTTCAAAAACCTTAGCGGCTTGTTGTATTGGGTTAGCTACGGCTAGTTCTTGCAGTTTCATTATTGAATCCTCGTTGTTGAATATATTTAGCCCAGTTTACGTATTTGGTCAACTGATTTTCCAGCATTTTTTTCTGTATAATCTTGCTTTCTAGCTTGGTTAAAATAATTTCTTGTAATGCAGGGTCTCGGCTACGATCACCCACAGCAGCTCTGGTATGAATATCGTTTTTAAGAGCTGTTAATTTGTTATCAGTTCTTAAGATTTCACGGGCTGTGTTATAGCCACGATTTTTGTCGGCAATACACCAGCTGAGTGCTGTGCGTGTGCTACTAAATGTTCCCACTTCAGACAGGCCACAAAATACTCGATAACCTGATGATTTAGGCTGTATTCGATAGTGATCAAATACTTCGTATCCGTCTTCACTTTGCCAAATTAAATTGGGTGCAATGTTCTTAAATTCCTGGCGGAACATGCGTTCAAACTCTTGGTCTGGTTTCATTTTAAAACGTAGTGTGATATAAGATAAATGGTAGATGCAGATAAAAATCCAATGATGCCAACTCCCCATCCAATTAATCGATCAGTATTTTTTTCACTCATTTTGCCGACACTGGATTTGACTTCGGCAACCATATCGCAAAGATGTGCAATGCTTACGCTCATGGCAGTCATTTTGTCTTCTAGGGCATTATAGCGTTCGGCACATAGTTCTACGTGTGCTTCTAGGCTTTTCTTTTCAATATCAGTTGGCTCAACCATTTGTAATCTCCATCATGTATTTATGGAAACGTGTGCAAACCAAATATTCTGTCTGGGGCCTTCAGTAACTAATATTGTGGAAATATCAGGATCGTTATCAAGCTCACGCAACATAGGAACTCCTTCGGCATCTGACCGTAATACTGCAACCGGGTCTGACTCTGGCCCGTAAATACCGTCTGATTCAGTTTCAAATTCAAACATCCAGCGTGTGCCAGTTTGATCTGCTATTGGATCTGTCAATGCAAACAACTGTGTTCGTAGGCTTAATATTTGTGTGATTGTTTCCCAATTACGTTGTTGATTTCTACTGCGATTCCATGAATCTGCATTGTCTATCAATTGTCCAGTACGGTCGTAGAATGGCATACGACTTTGTTTACAATGACCGGTTACTCCAGTAGCTGTGATATCAAATAATGTCTGGCAGGCATACTTCATTCTGATTTCCTGCTGAGTTCATACAGTATTTCTACTTGTTCGCACAAGTGATCAAGTTCAGCATCATCCCTACGAGCTTGAAAAATTTCAACCCAGCGTTTTGATCGTTCCAAGTCCTTGAGTTCTTGTTGCAGTTTAGGATCTTGCCAATGCAGCTCTCGTTTGGCGGAGCCGGGACTACGGGCATAAACTGTGCGCCCACCGTCCGGACTTTCAAACACTGTAAGTTCTGTAATTTTGCTGACCATCATGTTAGTATTTAAGTTATTATAGCAAGAGCAGTATTAAAGTCAACAAAAAAGCCCCTTTCGGGGCTTTAGTTTTACGCTTGGTCTACAAACTTCTTCAGTTCCTCAGCCTTGCTCACAATGTCTGTGCTAGACGGAAAATCTGGTAAAGTTGGAAACGGATGCGTTCCACGGTTAGCATCGGTTAACTTAGAGTGATACTCATCAGTTAGTGCTTGACGTTGTTGGAAGACTGGCGTCACGAGGATTTCGTTGGCCATTTTGAGAAGTTCGAGACGGATCTCGTAAGGTGTTTTGCTCATGTTTTTCTCCTGTGTATGTGTGTGTCGTTCCGGTCCCGCCCTATGCAGGACAAGATTGCTACACGAGCATGTTTACTTATGTCTAAAAAATCTAGTCAACAAAAAACCTGCCGAAGCAGGTTTGATGTTTTATGCAAAAACTTAATTATGCAAGGTTTGTAAACGAAGCTGTAGTGGAAACGTTTCCTGTTGGAACACCAATAGTTGTTGTATTGGCTGTTTGAACAGCGGCAACAAATGTAGCACTAGTATATGCACCAGTTGGGTAAACACCAAAACTGATTGTAGTACCATTGGCAGCTACTTGGTACATAGAAACTGTAGCTGTCTGTTGGACCGCTTGCAACACGTTAGCAACATAACCATTAACACCACCTTGACTAGCAACGTTAGCATTAGCTGTAACAGCAAAAAAGTCTAACTTAGGACCAGCTACTTGAATTGGACCTTGAACGTTAAGAGCTGCTGTTTGTGCAACTGGTCCATTGAGGACGTCTGTTGCAAATACTGGTTGTGAACCACCAGAAACTTTAGTAATATAAGCCATTTTTAAATCTCCTTAGTATATGGCCACTGTGGGCCTACTTTTATTTATACCTTTTGGTAAAAATCAGGAGTTAGCCACTGTTTCTGGGTTGTTTATTTGGCGATTTGCCGCGGTAAATCCGCCAGCAAGACGATTTACAGCCTTGGCCATACCAGCCGGAGTGGCCATTACCCAGCCTTCTTGTCCTGGATGTTGTAGATCCAATTGTTGCAACACATCCATCTTGATGTCATGTAACAGACCCCAGGCTGTAAATGCCGCGGCCATACCGGCCAGGTTACTGCGTGGACTTTGCAAGTATTCCACAATGTTTCGAAATTTCTTGGGTGTAACACGCTGTTGTAACCAAGGGCCAAAATCGGCCAACAAGTTATCAAAGCCAACACCCACACGACTGTTGATATAGTCTATACATAACTTGGGCAAGTCAGTGATTTGTAGCGCACGAAGTTCAGCCGGATTAAACAGTTGGTCAATGGCAGCTCCTTGACTAGTATAAACTGTTCTAAGTTGTTGTGTTAACTCTTTATTTGGTTTAACATTTTCCTTGGCATATACTGGTTCTAATAAAAGTAATCCAGGAACTGTTTTAAATTTAACCGTGCCAATGGGTTCTTTGGCAGCCCCAGGTTCGGCATATCTAGTGTGCATGGCAATGCCTACTTCGCTGGCGCCAATGCGCTTGCCCACATCACTGCGGGCTGGAATCTTGTATTCTATGGTGTTGGGCGTAAACACATAGTTGCCGGCTTCCAATGGAGGAGTGTCCATATACAACAGGTCGCCTTGCACAAATCCTCTATAGTTTGGTGGCACTGCGGCATCTAACATGCCCCACAACTTGTTGTAAATTGGTGCAAGATCCTGCACACGAGTAGCCGGTTTGCCCAACGCAGCCGCATCGGCATCTCTTGCGGCCAAATGTTGTGTGACTTGCTTGGGACTTGTGAACAGGCCGTTGTAGCCTTTGGCTGTGAATCCAGAAACGTCGGTCAGGATAAATGTTCCGTTAGCATCGCGACCAAATATCAAAGCCGGCTTACCATCCCATTTGACTGTGGTAGTTTTACCTGTGTCGGCTGCGGTATGTTTGACGATATCTATGGCTTTTTTAATTCCTGCACTGCCGTTACGGAACACATAATCTTCAAGATGTTCAATACCTTTGGCGCGACCACCTTGCACTTCAGCTTCTACAATGACCTGCATACCTTGATTGACAATACGGTCACGTAACCGAGCTAGAAAATGAACGTCTGAAACTGGTCGGTAAAGTTCAGCACTTTCTAAAAATGGTAGACCTTCACGTTCCATGTGAGCTTTAAAATCAGCCAATTTAGCATCACGTTGAGAATCAGTGCTAAGAGCTTGCAATATGTTTTCTACGCTTGCTAAGTCTTGCCTAGTGGCTGTTTTGTTCAACAACATCTTGGCCACTTGATCAGGGTCAGCAGTAATGATCTCGTTGGTATTGCGATCTGCAATGCCGGCTATCTGGTTCAGCTTGTAGCCCATGCTTTTGGCTATGCTGTTCATCAACACATTGCGCTCGCGGCCCTTATACTTGCTATCTGCAGGCATGGCGCCCAGCACAAACTTTGACCAAGGCACATTCTTCAACAACATAAAGTCTGTTTGCACATAGCCGTTGGCAGGATTGCCAACGATGGGCGTAAGGAAATGCACCGCTGTGCCAGATTTTTTAACATAGTCTTCGGGCTTGAATCCATGGCTGGCAGCCCACTGTTTAAGTCTTGCTTCTAGTTGTTCTTTGGTAACTGTGTTGGCATCTACTGCAATGTCCAAGTCACCCGACGTGTCTTTGATACCGGTTGATCCTAGTGTATTGCTTTGTAGATCTAAACCCGGAACCAGTTCTTCTAGCCAGGCAAGAGTAGGCTTGACATCAGTCTGATTAATGCGCTGGGTCACAGCCTGGCCTTTGCTGTTTTTAAATACGTTGCCGCCTTCTCGTAAAGATTGTATCATTGTAATTTCAATTGTGTTATAATTTCCCATTTTCCCTCAGGGGTTTCGCCCTTCTTCTGAAGAGCCTCAATTTGATTAGGATTCAATATTGACGATAGCGGAGTAAGGGCCGAAGCAGATTGACGTTTAGGATTATTTTGTTGTTGTATGGTCTTTTGCCTGGCAGACAGTTGTTGCATGGCCTGTCCTACAGTTAAAAAATATTGTTCCACTGCTGCTATATTGTCATTGGGATTCTGTTGAGTAGTTACAACCTGAGCCAAGGCTTGATTTAGTGTGCGGCTCATGCCGGGAATTTTTTCCACATCAGCAAGACCAAGTCCAGACGATTTATCAGCAACCTTTGATGCTGCCCAGGTTTTAAAGTTTTGAGCGTATCTGCTTTGTAGCGGTGGAGGTCGTTTGATTCCGGCTGGTCGAGCTGTTACCGAAGGAGCCACTGCTCCGCCTACAGCAGGTTTAGCACCCGGCAGGTCAGAAAATGCTTCATTGGTTACACCTTTTTGTTTGGCATCGGCGGCCGCTATTCGTTGTTGTAGTTTTGCATATTCATCGGCTGTTGGTTTGCCAGCAGATGCTTTACTGATTTTGGTTGTGGGTGTTAACCATTTTGGTGCTGGCTTTGCTGTAGCTGTGGCAGCCGGTGTTGCAACTGCTGGTGTTCCAACAGTTGGATTTTTAGGATTGGCTGCGTGGAATTGACCAGTTGGCATTTGTGTTATGGTTCCACCGGTGCTTGATTTAGACTTGTTGGCACCGCTCAACTGTTGAGCCATTTGTCCAAATGCATTTTGACCAGGTGCAACAGCGCCTTGGGCACGAGCTGTGCGTTTACGTATGGCATTAGGAGTTTGACTGACTACGCCAGGTTGTTTTCCACCAGTGCGTGGTTTTGCTACCGCTGGTGTTGTATTAGCAGGTGCAGGTGTTGTTGGTTTAGCCGCCGCTGTTGTTGGTGCAGTAGTTGGTTGTGGTGATCCTGTAGCAGCCATGGGATTTGGAACACCAGCTGGTACGTTAGTGGTTACATTCTTGTATGCAGGACCATAACCGGGTTTTGTTGCTTGTGGCGTTACCGGAGTTGTTGGTGCTGTGACTGGCGCTGTTGCGGGTTTAGTAGTTGCCGACGGTTGTGCCTGTGCTACTGGTGCTTGAGACGATGGTCTAGGTTGACGTGACCATTCGCTGGCCAAGTTCTTTGCCCAGGCTGTCAAGTCCGTTGTAGTTGATGCAGCTTTTTCAGACTGGCGCGGGCCTACCAGACTGGTGTAGTATTTGTCTCTGGCATTGTTGTATGCGCCTGTGCTGGTCAACGAGCCAGGTTCCTTCATAAGGTATTTGGCTTTTTCAACCGGTGCTTTGACAGCATTTTTAAGATCCGACCCCATGGTTTTGAGCATGGTGCCCAGACCTTCTTGTAACAAAGTTATTTCATGAATTTGCATCAGTGCGTCTCACAGTGCGGGTAAACTTCCCTGGATCACGCTGATTGATAGCGTTGATCAATTTACGCTGTAAGTTTTGAGCATCTTCGGTACTATAACTTTCGTCGATTTGCTCTAGCAAGCGTATAGCACTGGCGATCACATTAGATGCGCGATTTTCAATGACATGGCGCTGATCGCGCTCGATATACATTGAGTCTAATTCTTCTAATAAACTGCGAGTTTTCTTTTGCATTTTGGGCCAGAACCTTTTTATTATTTATTTGAAATATCTAGAATAAAAATTTGCTACTTCTGGAAATGTTTTCCTCCAATCTTGCCCGCGTATCTTGTCAAACTTTTCTGTTTCTCTAATAAATTCATTGATTTTATCCGGATTTTCATTCCAATTTGGGCTAATAAATTTAGTCATCTCGGTTCCGTTTAATGCATCAACATATTCTTGAGTTATATAGTTAACATCAAGATATGCATGATTAGCCAGTTGTGTGCTATAGTCTGTTGCATCACCAAAACGATTTGAATCAAAATTTTCTTTAATCCAGTTACCAACTTCTCCAAAATAAAATAAATTTAAACAACTGGTGCATTCTTGAATATAAAACATTACATTGCTTGGAACTTTTTCTCGTATATCAAAAATATTATCAACTACTTGATTCCAATTGGCAGGCCAGCGCAGGTATTCAAATCGTTCGTGCGTACCATCGAGACTGATCATAAGTTTAACCAATTTAAATTTTTCTATTAGATCGTAGTATTTGTCAGGAATTGGTTGCGTTCCATTTGTTTGGAATGCCAGCAATAGTTTATCCTTGGCATTGGGAATTAAATCTGCAAGCAGTTGGGCAGTGTTCCAATAGGTGGTCCCTAATAATGTTTCACCTCCACAAAATTGAACCTGTTCTAGATTACTTAAATCCAACGTTTCCAATAAATTTTTTATTGTTTCGATATTATCTGGTTTGCTAAAATCTGTCTTAATTAACAAATTATTATCTATTAGATGTTTTTCCCAAAATGTGCTGCTATGGGTGCCACAAGTTCTACATGCCAAATTACAACTACGATCAAATAAGAAATCAATACGTAACGGGCCTGATAGATTCTTTTTAACACCAAAATGTTCAATCATTGATTGTCGAAAACTTTTAAGTCCTGAGCTTTCTATATGTTTACATTGCCAACAGTCATCTAACCAAATATTTTTATCGTTTATGTTTCTAATGGATTGTAATTTTTCACTTTTCCAAAATGTTTTTAAATCAGAGGGTAGCTGCAACTTAGTAGAACTTAGACAACATTGATTAACTGCCAGCGAGCCGTTGTTTTTTAAATTGATATTAATTCCACCATGAATCATTGGACAATAGATATCTTGACTCATGACTGTTTAATTTGTCCTAATAGTTGTTTTAATTTGGCACTTTGCACATCTGCGGTAACTCGGCCAATTTCACCAGTGTCGGCGTCTACAGTTTCTTTCATTGTGCTTTTTGCTTTGATTGTGTCAAGTAAATTACCCTTGGCAAACGAATTAACCGGTCCTGCATCTTCGCCTGGGTCCGTAATACGCATGGTTTCAATGTTGTAATCCAAGTCAATTTTCATACCTACACCCGTACTACTACGAGATTTCATGCATTGTATTTGATATTTACCACGTTCTTTCATAGCACGACTTGTAAAAATACCAAACACATTATCCGCAGTATTGATCTTACTGATACCACCTGAAATATGACTGTGGTCAAATTCAATTTCTTCCACAGCACTACGATTCAACTGTGATGCTGTTACAAACAGCACATTCAGTTCTTTGGCCAAATTGCGCAACTCTTCTGAAACATACTTGTCTTTGACAAACAGATCATTGGGACTAACTTTGGCGCTGACTGGCATCAACAGATCTAAGTAATCACACATAACAAAGTCAATCTTGATGCCGGTCTGCACTTGCACTTCTTTGATGTAACTGCGAATGTCATTAATATTGCTTTGTGCTGGCAGGGCCTTGATACGATATTGACCGGTTTTCTTTGACACCAATTTAACTTTGAGTGTTGCTTGGTCAATGTCCTTGCGAATTTCTTTAGTGCTCATTCCGGCCAACATGGCATCGGTTCGCAGGGCACACAGTTCTTCACTGAGTTCTAAACTGATATACACACCACTGAGTCCGGCTTGCAACCAACTCAATGCTATGTTCATCATGACAAGTGATTTACCCGATCCAGATCCACCTGCAAATATGTTCAGTTCGCCGCGACTGAATCCACCATACAAGATCTTGTCCATCTGTGGCCAACCTGTGCTTACTTGCCCACCCGAGTTGAAGTATCGGTTAATGCGAGCACTAGGATCACTAAAGTAATCCGTGCCCATGTCTTTAGTAAGTGATATTTGTACCGCATCTTTGATTAATTTTTCTACAGGATCATACTCACCTTTTTCCAGCAAGTCTGCACTTTTTAAAATTGCTCGCTCAAGTTCTTGTCTACGAGTAAAACCTTCAAACTCATCCATAAACCATTCAAAGTGCCCATCATTCAAGTCTGGTATATTGTTTAGTTTAACACCTGTGCTGGCACTGATCTGTTCTACAGTGGGCAGTGTCTTGTGTTGGTCGCTGTGTTGAGCAATAAACTCAGCCGCCGGTCTTAGACTGCGATCAAAATTTTCTGGATTGTAAATGTTCTGCACACGCACATACGACTCTGCGTCTTGCAGCATCATTTCTAGGAATAAGCGTTGGACATCAAGTCCGTAATCTTTTAACAATTTTTATCCTTAACTTTAATAATCCGAGATATACATTCATTGGCAAATAATTGTTGAACCTTATCATCGTCAACATGAAAACACGGTTTGGATTTCTGTCCGTGATACCAAAGATTAGTTTTAAGTTCGTTATCTGTATAGTCCTTTATAAAATTATACATGTAATTACTATTGATTAACAACGAATAATTTTGTCGATATTCGAATCCACCCAGACTAAATGCAAATGGAATGTTGTGTTGATTTAATGTTTGGAGACAAAATGAAATATGAAAATAATTTTTAAGTTTTTCAAAATTTTCAGAATTTTTTGCCTCCAACTGATATTTAATTCCTTGATCTTTCATATATGTGTTAGTAGTATAACGAGTTTTTTGGTATGTTGCAATACCTGCTGCAGTCAGATCAGTGGGCAATGCATCAACATCATTATCAAATTCATATCGATAATCGCTAGTAAAAGAAAGAATTACAAAATCTGGACTTAAATTCAGACCTTGTAATAATTGCAAAGTTATCATGGCATTGCTGGCACCACCCATTGCTAAATTAAACAATTCAAAATCAGGAGAAAAATTTAAAATTTTCTCGCTCCAATGTAATCCAGGAAAGTCAGGATCTATAACACTGTAACTATCACCACAAACTAATATTTTCATTTTTTATTAAGTTGTTTAATCAACTGTTTCTTCCTTAGTTCTATTTTAATTCGACTAGTTTCTTTGGCCTGCATTATAGTTATCAATGCGGATAACTTACCTAAACGAATTACGGCATCATTTACATCTTTAACTCCTGCGGGCCAATTGGGCATACTAACTGCCCATCCTAGTTCTACAGCACGGTCAACCAATCGCATTCCGGCTTCGTCTTGATCCGGTACCACTATGACTTCACGTCCCAGACTGCGTATTAACCTAACCTGTGCGTCATTGATTTCTGCATGTAACACAGCCAGGCCGTTGATACCAAGTGCATCAAACACTCCTTCAACAACAATCACTGATTGCCACGTGTCTTTTTGTAAGTCTGTTCCAAACACATATCCGTGTTGTATGTCCTGAATATATCTAGGGGTGCGATCGTCAAGGAACCTAGTGGTGTGTCCTACCACTTGGTTGTCATAGGTGAACGGAATTACTACACCTGGGCGCGGCATTGTTTTATACAGAAATGGATAGTCCAAAGGTATACACCTATTTTGCAGATATTCTTTTGCTGCGTCGTTAAGTGGTTGTGTAGTTGCAGGTAAGTCTCTATCTTCAAATGAGATATTTTGTAACGTTTTTACTATTTCCTGGCGCTCGCCCAACAAGCCTTCAATTGATTTGTGCTTTAAACTTTCAAGATTAATGCGTTCGATCTCTTCTTGTGGCACATTCATCCACTCGAGCAACCGACGAGCTTTAAAGGTTAAATTACGTCCAAGAACAAAACTTGCAGTATATCCACAATTGAAGCAATGATAACTCCACGATCCATCTGTTGTGGGCTTGATACCACCACGTGATCTCTTGTCCGGTGAGTCGCCACGATGAATGCAACAAGGTGCATTGAAACTTATCCAACCACTGGCTGTTTGTTTTCGCTTGCTCGGAAGAAAAGAAATCACATCGATCATGCTACAATTATAGCAGATTTATCTATATACCGCAAGAGAGTTTGGCGTTATCTATATAACAGGTCAACCACATAACCTGTGCTGATTATGACCGCAGCACCAGTTTGGTTAGGGTTGTTTGGATACACGCCTGCGCCCATGCCAGCATTGGGCAAATACCAATAACCACTGCCGCCATTGGTCACTTCGATTCCGGTTACTACACCCTGATCTATTGTGGCCACAGCAGTTGCGCCTGCGCCGTCGCCGATAAAACTAATGTGTGGTGGTGCCAAATAACCTGTGCCACCATTGAGAATTGACACGCTGGTTACTACGCCATCTTCGGTGGTGGCATAGGCCAACGCCGGAGTTCCGGGCTGCGTAGGAACAGCAAATATGCTGTTGTTAAAAGCCAATCTAAGCAAAGGATGCCATCCTACAATGTTCATATAAATGGTACGAGTTTCATTGTAGTAGGTGGTTGATTCAGTCACGTTATACCAAATGCTTTCGTAGTTTGGTGCTGCCTGAGCTTTGATTGTGCCGGTATATCCTACCAAGGTCATTTGGATGGTGGTAACAGCACTGGTAGGCTCGATAAAACTGCTGTAGAATTCTGTATTGGCAAAACTGTTCCAGTAGTTGCCACCATTGGGGTTGCCCGACCAATAAGTGCCAGGGCTATAACTGCCCCAAGCGGTACCATCTAAACTGGCTTGAGCACTTAACTTAACAGTGGGTATTGTCAATGGGGCACTAGGCACATGCTGTGGCAATATACTATCGACAATGCTTGCCGGTGCCCGTGCTCCTGCTTGTGCATTGGTAAACACAGCTTCAGTTAAATTACCACTGGTGCGTTGAATACTGTAGCTGGCTGGTTGTGCCAATACTTCTAATAGATCTGCACTGGTCAGCGTAACCTTGGCACGACCCGTTGCGGCATTGAGTACGACCATGGGTTTTTCAACCAAAATTTCAGCGCCGTTGGTACTGATTGCACGGAACAGGAAGTCACTTCCTGTGATATTGACCGGCTTTTCTTGTTGATTGATAAATTCAAACAACAGCACATTGTCAACGCCTTTGTTTATGGTTAGTTGTTTTGCATACACGGGATCGTACCTATAGATAAAAGTTTCGCCTGCACCTGTGTCCATGAGTAACACTCGAGTAATTTGCTGATAGATATAGGCTTGGGTGGAATACATACAACATATTTAGCACCTTTGCTAGACCCGGCGAAAATGGTCTGGTAAATATCCGTAGACATGACAAACGATTTCTTTGAAAAACTAGCTGAAAAATACCCGTTTATTACCTTGTGTGTCTACGCCTCCACAGAATATGTAGGTATCATACAAAATCAAGACGATGCAATAACCACTATCTATGATTTTGGTGCCATATCAAATGCGGATTTAAAACGCCATTTTTTAGAGTTGGCCAACGTCTGGTGGTGGGAAAGCAATCGTAGTGTTCCTATTAACATATTTCTCAAAGGTGACTGGGAAGTATTTAGACCCTATCTTAAAACTTTTACCAATAAAGATTTAGAAATCCTACACGGGCCTGTGTGCAGTCTTAGCGAAATGAGTCGTAAAAAATCCAAGCGTAAATCAATTACCCTGGTTCGCCGAGTCGATTGATAAAGTAATCTGCTATTTGTCGCATGCCGGCTTGATCCGGATGCCGACCAGGTGTTCCAGCTACCGATAATATATCAAAAGTTTCCAAGTTTAACACATTAGAATCAGTTAACAGGTAGTGATAAAATGGGTCACTGCTTAATCGTTCAAGGGCAAAACTTGGCCCAGCATAAATTAAATACCGAATGTTATTGGCCTTAAAAAAAGATGCTAGCCCTACTGTCCAATGCAGGAAGTTGGAATTAATGGCCTCGGCTTTTTGTGCCAGCACAGTTTGTTTGGCATAATCTTTGATGTTGGCTGGCCATGCGTTGACATCTTCTGCACGAACTGATTCAAAGTAATCGTTTACTTGAGGATCGATACTTAAATTATCGTGACTTAAATTATATTTCCAGGCATTGTCAATGTTGGGCGTACCGGAAAATTCAAATCTGTCTTGGTGTGTTAGTTGTACCATAGCTACAACAGGTTCTCCTGTGGCCAAAAGACGTATGCAATCTCGCATAGCTCGACGAATAATTATGCTGTTACAAAATCCAGGAACAGACTTGTCTTCAACTTGCCAATTAAAATGTTTGCCAATCAAATGGGGATAACGAAATTCCCTTTCCACATCATTATTGGCAGTGTAACTACATCCGTTGGTATATAAAATTGTCATTGATTTATTAAATTCATGTGCAGTGCTACCAAAGCTGCATAGCCAATGGCATGTGCATGTTTGAATACAAACCCGCGACTATCATCACCATCCCACACTAAATCAAACACTTCTGTCCAAGGACGGTTTTGTAGGTGTGCTTTGCCAGGACGAATAATACTGATAAAAGCTGCCATTCTTGGTATTGAATCTGGCTTCATACTTTTCAATAGCTCTGTGTAGTTACCCACGTGAACTAATTGGCTAGCCCAAGTTTCATCGGTCCAAAGTCTTTCCCATGGCGGCTCTTTTGTCAGCATTGTTTGATAATGTTCAGGACTGGTTATTAACTGATAAACCGACATATTTAACAAGTCAATTTTAAAATAACCCAACTGTTCAGCTTGCTCGTAGTCAATGGCTGAACATGTATTGACAGGATCGTACGGAATATCTGTAACGTATATTCCACTGTTGTGTCGACGAACTTGTCCTTGATGCAGTTGACGTGCAGGAGTGGCCAGGATTAACTGTAATAGTTGATCTCTATCTGCCAGGTCAATGTCAATGTCTGCACTCATGATACAATTATAACACTATTTAAAATCTTGGTCAAGCCAAGGAAAGGTTGTTCGCCAATTGGTTTTGCGTCTAAGATCCAATTGATCAAGATAGGTTTTTAACTCATTGACTTTTGTTATGTCCATTGGATTCTTATTAATCAGTTTGGCCATTGATTGCAATCCTTCATGAATTGCAATATTCATTGTTGATTTTTTATCCAACAATGACAGAGCCAAGTTAAAATCATCGTCAAAAAACCCAGTACCAAATCGTTTTGGATCGTCTTGCTGTCCAGTAAAATTGTAACTACAAATTATTGGCTCTGCATCCGCAGGACGCAACCGATTCCATTCATTTACCTTGGTAATCAATGCTGGAAGGCATTTAATAGTCAAGGCCGATATTGCTGAGTTGACCGACAGTGTTGCCCAAGGTTTATCTAATAATGATTGAAAATTTTTCTCCCAGGTTGTTAAATCTAACCCATATCTGACATATTCTATCTCAGGTCCCCACCCGTCAAGACTTCCAGTTATTTGCAGTTTCCAAATTTTATTTTCTTTAACCAATTGTTCAAAACGATCAACATATTTTTGAAATCTTTTATGTGGTATATTAAGATTTGTAATTATGCTCAATACCAAATCGGGGTTGCCATGAGTGTCCCAAAAGTCAAGACACTCATCTAGTTCACTTAGCAAAAAAGGCTCGCCACCCAGTATGTGAAATCTTCTTAATGTTAGATATCGATCATCGGTGGCAAGATAGGTCCAAAGGTTAGCAACCATTTTATCATAATGCGGATTGTCATGCGAATAATGTGCTGTAAATTTACTAGGTTGGTCAGTTGTATTTTTAAACAAATTTCCATACTTCCTATTTTCATCCTCCCATAAACTACTAAAGTGAGGACCACAATATATGCAGGCCATGTTACAGGTATTTTTAAAATACACCTCCAGCATTGTTGGTGTAACATTGACTGCTTGATTGTTTTTAAATAGCTCAGGCGCTGTCAGACCTGGATCTTGCTGTTGGTCAAGTTGAAACACACGATCGCTGACCCCGCCAACGTCTTCAACTCGTTTACAATATTCACAACCATGACCGGGCCATTGGCCTTTTAACATTAATTCACGTGCAATTATTTTTTCTGGCACATTATGAAATTGATCAAAGTTGTCAGGGTCTATTTTATTCCTTTCTACCCTATGACAAGAATTTGTAGTGCCACTTTGAAAATATATTGTGCTGAATCCCCATTTATACAAACATGCCGGATCTTGTTTAATAGGAAATATTCTTTTTTTATTCATTACCATCCTGCTTTTTGTAATATATCTTTAGCATACTCTTGGTCCGCTGGATAGTCTTGAAACTTCTTCATCCAAAAGTCTGCATCAATGTATGACCATATCATTGAGACCTGTGTAGCATCTAGTTCACTCAGGAACTTTTGTCCAGATTCACTGTTGTAAATGATCCAGGGACTAATGCGACCTGCTGTTACAGCGTAGACCATAGCATTGGTATTGCCATAACGCAAGCAATCCTCTGCTGGGTGCTGATTTTTTTCACTCCAATCAATACCAAACTCCATTGCGCGGGCCAATGCATCATTTACATTCTCCACACGCAGATAATCAGTTAGGTATTCGGTGTATATAGTATCCTTGCACCAATGATCAATCTTTTTATTCTGTTTTAATACCCATTCTACAAAACGTGCTGGATTGACAGCACGAATGTCTACACAATAGCGACCAAATTTTACAAAGGCACGATAGTATGCACTTTCACAAAAGTCATCATACGTCTTAAGTTTGGCACTGCCTTGCGTAAGTTCATAAAACTTCAAGTAGGCATTGAAACCCAGGCGCACACCTGCTTCGTCTCGTTCCATGCGGCGACGTCGCGGTTCGCATGAATGCACCGCAAGACTGGACTCTTTCATAAAGTCCTTCCTACAATACTGACAAGTATAGGTCATTTTTTAACTTCTTGTCCTGAGTCTTTTAAATATGCATCAATATCTTTTTTAGTATTGATCTCGGCCATTAAATCTAATTCGTCATCTTTAAGGTGCGGGTATAGTTCTGCCAATTGTTTTCGAACACTACCAGCACCAGGTTCTTTTTTCTTAGGAGCGATCCACTGATGACGCTGCGTGCCTAGACCTGGACTCACAGTGGTAGCACATAACCATTGTAATTTTGGATGTTTGTTTATATTGAAAAACTGTTTGTTAAGTCTTTCATTTGTGGAGATCAAGTAGAACTCTTGAAGATCTCTACTGCCTTGCACACTTGAACCGTATCGGATCATTAGGAAGTTGCTGAACTTTTTGCGTTCTTCCGGCGTCAGACTGTTGTAAAACTCTCGATCCTTGCGGTCAAACACAGCCATTTCGTTGTTGATACTGAGTTTATCCATTACCAGGCCAAGTTATAATTTACCACTTCGCAGTTGCGACTGATATCTTTGACAAAATATACACACTCGGGTTCATTGCCATCGCTGATTGGCACACACAACATTTGGCCATTCTTCAGTTTAGGGGCATACCACGACACTTCTTGATACACATCTAAAATTTCTATTTCTGGAAAGCTGGGCCTGAAACTACTCAATGGATTAAACTGGAATGCTTTGAATCCACGATCGTTTATACTGGTCAATGGTAACACTTCAAGATCGCCTATGTCGGGTTCACCTATTAGGATCTGCCAGTCCACAGGCATACGAATTCTGTATTGTCCTATTCTCAATACCAAAGCAGGTGCTGTAAAACTTTCCAAGAAGATTAGCGGAATATAATGATAGTCTGGGTCTTTGGGATCGCTGTTGTCAAAGATGGCAAAGCGCATGTCATCAACTTCTTCTGGAAGATGATCTAGATCAAATGGTTCATTGTCAAGTGTTAGTATTCTCATAATAGTATTATAACATATTTTATTGCAAGTGCAACCTTTATTTCCATTCTAGTTTTTCTTGTGTAAACGGATAGTTGGCTTCCTTATAAAACTGTTTGCGTCTGGTTAAATGGCGTTTGGCAAATTTACAGGTGCTGGTTACGTCCCATATCTGCACATGGTCTTTGTCTTCGGCTTTTCTTATTCCACGCCCAATGCTCTGGATAACACGGACAAAAGATTTACCAGGCTCCACAAGCACAAGATTAAAAATACGAGGAATGTTGATCCCCACAGCAGCCACGCCGTATGTTGCGACAATAATTTTACCTGTTGATTCAGCCACCTCATCATACTCATCTTGTCTCACCTTTGCTTTAGTTGCACCACTGACCATAACTGCATTGTCGCCCAAGCGTTCTATAATACCTTGCCCGGCGGCAATACGATCGACCAGGACCAGGGTGTTGCCTGTTAAATTAACCTGCCGGATCAGGTTGGCAATAGTATCTAATCTATCGGGTTCTTCCAACAAGAACTTTAGTTCGCTTTGATAGTTGGTAAACTCAGCATGGTCGACCAATTGCACAATGTTCACATGGCACTGTGCCAACACACCTTGGCTTTGTAGTTCGCTGGCTGTGAGCTTGCCTATTACCGGACCGAGACTGCATTTTAGTGCCTGCGACTCAAACGGTTCTTTGGGGATGGTTCCTGTGAGTCCCCAACGCAAAGGAACACGACTCATTACGCCTGTCAGCAGGCTTTTGAGTGCGTCGGCTTTGGCCATATGCACTTCGTCAACAATAACACAAATCACGTCCTCTAGGAACTCGCCAATGGTGCAGTCACCTACACCATTCTTTGTGTTCTTAAGTAATACGTTTAGGCTTTGCCAAGTGCAGATAGTGTGCTGACGGCCCCACTCTTTGCGATCACCAAAGTAAACACCTACATCCTGTTGCATATTGATGTAGTCTTTTTCTGTTTGTGTTACTAAACTCTTGTTGGGAACAATAACAATGGTACGACCGTATGGTGCTACTGCATTTGATAATGCCGCGGTAATAACTGTCTTGCCTGCGCCTGTGGCGATCTCCTGAATACACTGTGGGTTCTCAAGGAAGTTGTTGATGATCTCAACTTGATAGTCACGCAACTCCATTGGTTTGCCTTCTAGAGGATGACCTTTGCTCCATGTGATATGACCAAATGTTTGCTCGTTTACTTTTTCAAATTCAAATGTAGTAGAGTAGTCACGCTGGTCGTTGAGTTCAATATCGTAATTAAACTTTTCCAAAATAGGAATAATTTCTGGTAGCAAGTTTACATAAGTGCTGCCACCAAGTTGAAAATAGCTGACCTTACCATCCCAACGGCCAAGGCGGACTGCGGGCAAATATCTAGCGCCCGGAACATCATACTTGAATGCTGTAACCAAGGCACGGCGAGCGTCGAGCTCAAGTCCTTCTATTTTGATATTAACTTCATCACGGATTACAATTGTGGCTGTTCTCATTGTAATTATTATACATGGTATTGTAAGATTTTACAACCTCATCTTGAAAATTTTGGTTACCAAGGTTTTGATGAACGATTAAGTGCCAACGATTTTGATCGCTATTGTTGAAAACAGTGTGATTATTAGAAATATCTACCCAAACAGCCCGGCCTGGCACAAAAGGAACAGATCCTTTTCTTTCCATAACAAAATTACACTCAGCAGGTTGTGTTATAGCAATGTTGATGGCTGTCAATCCAGGACAATCCCCATCGCGATGAATGGTTATATAGCCTCCTGGTTCTAAAAGCATAACCCTAATTCGTCGATATTGATCGCCAGGCCACTGCGTCTGAAAAAAGTTCACAGTGGACGGCATTAGTTTTACTGCCTGGGCAGTCCAAGTGTGCGGGCGACTGTCATTATAGTATTCATCTTCTTTGGTAGCGTCATAGGCCTTGCCGTGGATGCAGAAACTTTTCCATCCTTCGTGTTCATTATAATCTTCTCGATGCTGGGTCAGCAGAGACTCTATGTTTTTGATTTCAGACAAAATAACTTCGTGTGGCACAGCCACTGTCAACGGCAACCAAGGTAATCCTGACTGTTTACGTATCCACTCAAACGTGGCCGCTGAGTTATACTCAGGCAGTTGATACTGATGATTGATGTATTTCCTGGTCATCAGTTGGCTTATTTGTTGTTTCATTTTAGTTTTTCTTGAAATTGGTTATACTGATCAACAGTGGTATGCAACAAGGTCCATTTGTAGTCTAGTATGTTTGAACACCATATGTGATTATATCCACTGACGTCATTGTTTATTACCCAGTTGATTAAATTATCGTTACAAAACTCAACTGTTTTTGTCTGTTGAGCTCGAGCCCATTGATCTTTAAACTCTGGGCCTACTGCTAGATCAAACGTGGCATTAACATAGTCAATAAACCGTGTTGGACCTTTTAATTTTAATCGTTCTACTGGTGTCAGTGCTGGATTGTCTAATTCATAATGCGACAAATTGTTTGCTGTAATAAAATTCCAAACAAATTCTCCGTAGTTATCACCGTTCCATGTGGTCCATAGTGTCTGAGCAAACTTAATTTGTATCCAACTTATGTCAACCAGTTGCATGTGTTCTGTAGCAGGATCTACTATATTTAACAGCCAAGAAAGACCTGATGCTGGTGATACCAACCTTGGCTGTTTAACAACAACAACCGGCTCGTTGTTGAATACCCATAACTGATTTTCAGCAATGTTTTTGTAATCTTGGAACCTGGTCAAGTCCATTGGTTTGTCATACAAAAAGAATTTCAAATCTCTTACAGCATTGTTCCAATTTACTATAGGACGTTGATTCAACAGCTGGCGGCATACAAGTCCTTGTCCAAAATTGGTCACAGTGTATTGGATGTTTTGATTTGGGTTAGGTTTGATCCACAACGGAGTATAGTCATCGTGTAGATTTTGATCACTACGCACAGGAAACGGATGTGCCACGTGAGTTACAGAAAAATCTTCAGGCTCAAACGCAGGTATATCCATAAACCAACACTGATCATCTAGATATAACTGCTGAGTTGGATGCCACATCAAGTGTGCAATCAGGCCACTGTGCGGGTAACTGTCAATTAATCTTTTAAATTCTTGCCAATCTGTTATTATGGTTCCACTGTTGACAAACAATGCCTGAGTGTGGTGATGCTGTTGTGCCCATTCAAAACCACTGCGCCAATCATCGCATACATGGATTTGTTGTTGTAATTTGTGACCAAATTTATCAAATTTTATTCCACTGAGTGTTTGATTCAAATTTGGACCACGTTTGATAATTATAGGCCAAGTCATTGTATTAGAATTCTAGTAGGTGTTATGTTATTTTTTAATTGATCTTTTAGCAAATCAAGCTGTGTGGTTTTGCCAATTATATTGGCTGAGAATATATCATGCGTGGTCCAGTCTGGCAAGTTCCAATGCTGTAACCAAGGTTGTTTGTATTGGTTCCACCATGATTCAAATTCATCAAGTCGTTTATCTGTTAGTCTATCAATGTCTTCAAGTGCAATTTTAATTTTTGGTATGAGTTTTACCCAGGGTTTAATCAGTTCGCACATTCTGCCGGCTTCAGGCGGCTCATGATCATTCCAATATGTATAAGGTGTCTTTCCCAATTCTGACCACGCTACAAATACATCGCCTGCTTTGATGTTGGTAGTCGAAGTGGATAGCCAAGAACGGTCAAATGGTTTTTCTAACGGACCCATTTTTTCTCGATAATCGATATTCAACACCCTAGGCCATTTTTTGAAATAATTTTCACACATGTGAATATGTTCGTGAAAATTTAACCACCCAGGCGACCCATCGTAATACTTTTCGTAAATTTTGTGGATGGTATTAAAATATTTTTGATCTTGTGCTAGACATTGTTGCCGGTCAATGTCTATTGACAATTGTTCAGCATACACTAGCAGTTTATCAACTAGAGCCGGATAGTCAATTGAATTTTTATAATTATAGCCGTTGTCCCATGGACTAAAAGGTATTGGAAGTGCCGATAAATGCCTGTAAGTTTTTTGATATATCTTGCCAATGGGACTATCGTTGATTTCCAAATCTATAGTTACGCTATTTGCAAACAGTATCTTCATTGGGTATTTAATGCTTGTTTTATACCTCATAAAAAAACAGGTATCTTTTTACGGATACCTGTTGTAAATGGGTAGTTTGCACTACCCAGGAGCTACCAAATTAACTGTTCTTCATGCAAGTTGTTGCAGCCAGAGCCTTCCAATTGGTGTCAGACACTTTGGTCAAGTCCGCAATCTTCAGTGCCATACGCAAGCTCATTTCACGCAAGCGACCTTGATTCTGTTCCATAAACTCGATCACTTCGTCGCCTTGCTCTTCAGTGAAGTCATAGTCTGCAAACAGTTCGCCCTTGCGATAAATCTGTTTGATACGCAAGAAGCGATCACGCATGGTGTTAAGGGTCAAGTCCAAGAAGTGACAACGACTTTGCAAGGCTTCCAAATGGTCTTGTAGTTTCTTGCTCTTGAGATTTTGGAACTGCAAGTTGGTAATAAAGATACAAGCACCTTTGAAGTCAAACATGTCTGGCACGCCTTCACGACGCAACATGGCACTATCACTGTTCCAGTAAATACGACGCTTTTTGCCTGAGTCCAGGGCGGCCTTGAGAATGTTCAGGCTCAAGTCATCTTGGAACACAGAGTCACAGTCGTCAAACACTAGAACATTGTTCTTGTCTGAGTGCTTATACAAGGTGCAATACAGACCAATCGGAGTCATAGCACCTTTGATTACTTCATACTTGATCTTGCGACCGCTCAACTGATCAAACAGGCCTGAATGTTCGAGTTGTTTTTCTACACCATAGCTCTTGCCCACACCCGGAGGGCCAACCACAATCATAGCACGGACGTCGCCAGCAATGGTGGCCTTGGTCATTTGATCAAGGATATCAAAACGCTCGCCAATACGAGTCATAACTTCTTCGTCGGTTTCAACCGGTGCCTTGACTGCGGGCTGAGCAACCGGTGCAGTAGAGACAGCACCAGAGGTAAACTCTACATCTTCAATTGAATTGACACGGATACGAACTACATCTGGTGTGTCTTCACCAAAGTAGCCTTCGGCATTTACTGTCACATAGCCTCCTTTGGCTCCAGTTTGGTAACCTTTGACTAGAGCGAAGGTTACATTGTTTACAGGTTGATTGCGATAACTACCGTGCTTTACGAGAATTGTAGACATTTTTAGCTCCTTACTGGATTGTTAATATGTGTATATTATAAACTAAATGGATTTAATGGTCAACCTTAGTTGGCCATCAATGTAATCTGCACATCAACGCCTTCGTGTGTGATGCCCACACCCACAGGGCGACCCTCTCCAGTGAAACTGCTGTGACGGCGATCGTAAGCCAGTTTTTGGATCGCAAGACGCAGAGCGGCACCGTGTGATGCTGTGGCTGTTTTTGTGTAGATGTCATTGATGGTACCATACATGCCAAAACCGTTAACAATAAAACGAATTCGGGTGCTGTTACTAAAACCTGATACATGACGCATTTTGGGCTCCTTTTTAGTTTCTATACAAGTATTATAGCAAATGGGCAATTTTTGGTCAACCTAAATCCGCACTGTTTTTATGCTTGGGCTGGCGCTGATAGCGGGTTTTTGGCTCAACTCGCTTGGGCTTAAAAGGGGTGTTGCTACAAAACAACACTTTATGAGCGCGAGTTCTACGGATTTTTTGCTTGACTTTCATAATAGTGTAATTGTAGCAAATGAGCCATTTTGGGTCAACCATAAAAAAACCCTCCAAAATGAAGGGTTTTAGTAAGTTAGTATACACTAACTATTAGTCCAGGTCAGACAATCCGGCCCTAAAAACTGTGTCGTGTTCAAAAATTGAATTAGGCTGTAATGTCCAATGCCACGTGCCGTTACCAAATTCTCGCATTGCTGATTGTGGTTGCCCATTGATGATTACATTTATACGAGGGTCTATAATGCCGTCGGCGTCTTCGACTGCTACATCATCAAACATGTCTGGTCCATCGCTATAAAGTATATCACCTACTTCAACAATGTTGTAATTTACAACCATTTGCCCAATTCTTATTGCGGCATTTTCATTGGTGATTGTCATGCGTTTGGTGCCTGCAAAATCCATTGGGATTTCAAAAGTAAACAAAGTTGGTGCGGTTTCCATACGATCGTTTGTTTCGTCCATTTCTACCAGATCAATTTCATCAGAAAACACAACTTCGCCATCGAGCTGTGCTGTCAGTTTGACCCGTTTTTCACTGCCAATGCAACCCCAGCCTTGGACTTTTACTGTTCGTAGTGCCATATCTTTTTCTCCTGATTAATTATATTTACCGCCTATTATCTGCGCTCAATATCTTCTTCAACGCAATTATCACCGTATTGTATTTCTACAATTTTTAACGGGTGGTCAGTTTCATTGCATAACTGATGCCAGTCGTTACGATTGATGTGTATATGGGTATGCGGACCAAAGTCGCCTAAGGACACTGCATCGCTTTTTTTATTTATGCTGTAAACCGTAGCAGTACCTTCGGCAACATGCCAGTGCTCGGCCCTGTCTTGGTGACGTTGCATACTAAGATGTTGTCCGGGCATGACTGTGAGTTCTTTAACTTTGGTTCCAAGAACATCATGTAATACTCGATAATATCCCCACGGACGTTCAGTCTTGGGTGCTTTCCATTCTTCTAAAATCCAGCTACTACTATTTGTTTTGTTAAACCCACCGACACCAAATGCAAATTCTACCCCATCCACTGACATTTCGGGAATATTTTCTTGGGTGCGATCACCACCATTGGCAAACACAATATTTGCATCTGGATAATGCGCCCGGACTTGTTGTAGCAAGTGACATGCTGTTCCATCCTCATCATCAAATGTATATACTTCGTCTACACTGCTTAGATTATTCAGCACACAAAGACGTTCTTGCCACGGCATGAATGCACGGCCTTTTTTACGGGCAAGCCATTCATCACTGTTGATCCCAACTATGAGCATGTCACCTAGTAATCGAGCTTCTTTGATTAATTTTATATGTCCAGAATGGACCGGGTCAAACCCACCGCTTACTACTATTATTTTTTTCATGTGTGTATTTAAACTGTTAGACAGCCATACTCAATAAACTATGGTCCACCCAAGGAACAATTAAATCCTGTTGTCTTAGAGCACTGTGAGCATAGATACTTTTTACAGCAGACGGGGGTAAAAGATTCTGCTCTGCCAATATATGCCAATTAACCTCACGTGGATTTTGAGGTGGTTGGCTGCTTTTATAAACCACTGCATGTATCCAAGGTTCTGAGGGCGTTTGTTTAAAAAACCCGGCGCCACAATCCCATCCGGCTGTGGCCAACATATACATAAGACTGACCATAGTGTGATGATAATAATGTCCATTGGGCAATACATAACTAAGTTGTCGACGATGTATTTGCTGAGTCACTGGCACGGTCAGTGCTAACATGCCACCAGGGCTGGCGATATGCCACCAGTCGCTTAAAGTCTGTATTGGATTTATGGCATATTGAAATGCATCATGACACCACAGCACATCAAACCCGCTGTCAGGAGCAACGATTGCATCTTCAAAATTGCCTTGCTGATATGAGATATTTTTGTGTTCAACCGGCGGCTTTTGTCCTATGTCAATGCCATGACACTTGATATTCAATGGTTCAGGATTATCGTCTCGAGTGGTCAGTGTTGCCCACCACATTAGATCTTCGCCTGATCCACAACCAAGATCAATCATGGTCCGAATACTGGCCATAAAATCATCATACTCGTATAGCTGATTCAGTGTTTCAAGACTGTGTTGATGGCTATCGCCTGGATGTGTGAACATTATACTTGAACATCCTCCATACCAGCGGCCCGCAAGCGAACAATATGTCCTAGCATAAAGTTTTTACTTTCCATGCCTTTAAGAATTCCTAAAAATCGATTACGCAATAGTGCAACTTCGTTGATCAATGTTTCAAATTCAATGACTTCATCTTCGCCGTCCACATATTTTTCAGCGTCACGACTGGTCAATGCCCGGGCATAGCCTTCAAGATATTTTTGAAAATGCTTGCGACGAATTTTTCGTAGTTGTATATTGAGGTAGTTTAACACTGCTTCAATTTCTTGCAACTGGTTAAATCTATGTTCTGTAATGCCTGGCAAAGCTGTAATATTTTTTTCAATGAGTCCACCGACCCGACAGTCGCGTTTGGCATCATCCAGTTCTTGTTCGTAATGAGTAATAAAATCTGGAATATTACCCAGATCAGCTACAACTTTGCTATACCACATTAATTTTCCCAGTCCTCGTCTTCATCATAATCTTCGTCATCAACTTCCTCTTCAATCTTATCATGATCTCTTAGGTAGCTGGTCAATGCTTTTTTAACATCGCTATCACTTTTAAAAACTGCTTTAATTTCATCGGCGGCAACATCGTTGTCAATCAACACTGATACTAGTGTTTCTGCCGCTTCATCACGATCTACTGTGTTAACATATCGTTTAAGTTCTGACCAAATTTCGTTTGCTAATTCGACTGACATTGTTATTCCTCCGTTGCTGTTTCTTCAGTGGTTACTGTTTCTTTTTGATTTTTAAAATCCAGCATTACTTTGTCCAAACAACCATCTTCGTTTGATTCCCAAGCCTTGCGGAACTGTTTAATTATCTCGCCTTCGCTAGTGACGAACATCAAACGATTGCCGTCCTTCTTGAGCAGGCCTTTTTTCTCTGCTAAATCAGTAAGTCCACTGTAGGGATTCATGCCTGTTTCATATGGAATCTTGACCTGCATGCCTTCAAACGGTTTTGCATAACGAGTCTTCATTACTTTACAACCGGCACGGATACCCATGACTTCACTAATTTTGTTACCTTCTTCGTCCTCTTTGAGCTTCATTTTCTTCATAGCAACCACAATACTTGATGCATAGATAAAGCCTTGACCACCCGAAATCTTGTCATCTGGGTCAAACATGTCTTGGCTGGCATAGGTATGATTCGTACAAACCATTCCAACATTGAAACCACCAAACATGTTGACTGAATTGCGAACCAGTGCTGTAAGTGCTTTGGGCTTACGGCCCATATCGCCTTTCATGTCGCCTGCTTCAAATTGATTAACGTCAGTTGGAGTAAGCAACATACCCAACGAGTCGATTACCCACAACACCTTCATACGTTCGCCATCAGGCAAGGCTTTGTAGTCAATCATGAATGTTGAAATGGCTTTGGCCACGTCGTCGATCATGCTCATGTTCAATTTGAGCAACTTGTCTGGGCCTGTATCTACACCAAGTGCGTGTAGCCATGTTTCGTCTAGTGCATTTTCTGTATCAACTAAGATAACAAAAATACCTTGTTCCTGTGCGTTCTTAACAATGTTACCCGAACAAATGTAACTCTTGCCTGCTCCGGATTCGCCGGCAAATACTGTAATCTTACCTAGCGGAATACCTCGATTGAAATCTCCACTGATAAGGTAATTCAAGGCAAAATTGCCTGTTGAAATCCAGTCAGTTGGATCATTGAATCCAATGCTTAGTCCTTCAATACTTTTAGTGATGTCCTTGCGGAACTTGCTGATGTCAAATGGTTTTGCCATGATTACTTTCCTTCTTTAAGTTTGTATAATTCTGTAAAAATCTTACTGCTGTCTACCCCACGCCGCTGATCCATCGCGGCCAGTTGTTCAAACGAATTTGCTAGATTCTTTTCTACTGGTTGTGCAATATAGTGTAACATATTACGATAACTATCTTCAAGTAGATATCCAGGATTTTCGTTGATTCGCGATTCCAATTTTGTCTTTAACAAGTTTAACACATTTTCTGGTAAATGTCTAATGTTTAGGTAATCAGGAGTTAGCAGTGCTCCAATAACAAAACTGTTGTTATGAAATCCTAACCCTTTAAGATAATCTACATATCCAAATACCGAGTCATAATTCAAAAGAAACCATAACATGTTAAAACTTATCTTGTGATCAAGTTTTCTAATTGTGTTTAAATTATCTAAAAAATCTTGCCACCGGCCACCAAATCGTATGTATTCAAATTCATCTTCCATGGTCTCTGCACTTATTGTCCAATGAACATTTTTAAATTTGCATATGGCATCAAACACCCCGGTATCAACTTTGCTGAGATTAGTGTTTATCCTGAGATTTACATCAGGGTTTAACTCTTTGAGCAAGTCTAAATTTTCCTTCATCAACAAGGGTTCGCCGCCGGCTAGATACACATGTTTAAGATTTTTAGCGTGGCGATAAATGTATTCTTTAAAATCCGTTTGTTGTTGTTCGGTTGGCCGTTCTATTTTTTTGTTCAACTCATCGGCCCATTTGCTGCTGAATTCTGGCCCACAATATACGCAGGCAAGATTACATAAATTGGTCCAGCGCACATCAATGGTCTGTAAATCAAAGTTATTTGGTCGATAAGTATCCAGTGATGTTTTTTTAAATTCTCGTATGTAAAAAATTCTGTCGCTGATAATATCAAAACCTTCTTTGCCGTGTTCTAAATCGTAACAAGTATGACAGCCATTGGCCGGTTGATTATTTGTTATATTGGTTTGTTTAGTTATGTTAGTTGGTCCTAACAGTATTTCTTCAATAGCAGTATCTTTAATATTACCTAATCCGCTAGCACTGCGAATACAATTTTTTACTCGGCCATCAAAGTTATACATTAGTCCAGTCCAAGGCATAGGACAAAAATGTTTGTTTGTTAGAATATCTTTTGGATTCATCGATTCAACGGCCCCAATGATATATCTGGAATCGTTAAATTATTATTTGTGGCCATATCCAATAGGTCTAACAATGTTCTTGCCCAATTGTTAACATCAGCTGCAGGTGGCACAGTTTTATCTGGGCTTGTGGCAATATTGCCAGGACGAACTAGTGTAATCTTTAATCCAAGTCGGCGATGTCGTATTTGACGCACTGCTTCTTCGAGTGCGACCTTCTGCAATCGATAATGGTCCATACCTAACCCGGTCAATGACGACACAGGTTCTTGAGTCATCATGGTACTAATTACAATGATTTGTTTGCCGGTACCCGACCAACGTTGAGCCATTTCAAATAACAATTCTGTTTGTGCATATCCAGCTTGTGCATTGTTAATAAAAACATCGCAAGGTTCAATCTGATCACAAATCTTGGGTGTATTACGAATGTTGTTGCCTTCACGCTGACTAAGCCCTAAAACGTCATGACCATCCAGTTGATATTCTTCGGCTAGAGCTTGACCTATGCCTGCGGTATGTCCGGTAATTGCTATTTTCATACTATGCCTCTGAGTTGTTTTTGTTTTGCTATATATGCATCTCTAATACCAATGTCTGTATTATCAACACTTAGTTCAACAGGTGTTTTTAAGTAAGCATAGCTGTGATCAAATCCGTGCTCTTTGGCAAACTGTTGAATATTTGGCAAATCGTCAACATTCAATACACTGACCGTTGTCCATAGGTTCAATGTCACAGGCATTGTTTTATATGTCATTAGGTTGCGATAAAAATCTTGCCAAGGAATCGGCCATCGAACAAAATCATGAACTGTGCCAATACCATCGCAACTTACTGTTACTGTAACTGCAATGCCACGATTGGCAATGTCAACTAGTTCGGTCAATACTGTGCTACAATTTGTATTGAGCCTTAGCGTTCGAAGATTAGGTGGTAAGTTTGCCAGTAGTCGTTTATAATTTTTACTATAGCTTGGCTCACCACCGTTGATATCTAGATGAACAATTCGTTCTTGCGGTAGGCTCCAGAATTGATCAATATTGTTAATGATAGGAAATCCAGGTCCATTCAAACTTCCTATTCTACTGCTTAAATTTTCATTGCAAGTCTGACAAGCAGCATTGCATAAATTATCCAACACTCCGCCCACTTGTAAGTAATCTTCTTGAGCAGTTTGATTATCTAATTCTGTAGCATACGCTCGTATGCTGTCAGGTTCGGTTTCTTGGCATCTAATGCACTCACTGGGCCACTGACCACTAGACATTTTTTCTTTTGTTTTGGCCAACCACATACTTGATTCCATGTCCGCCAATGAGTCAAATTGAGGTGCATTGACCATGTGACCGCAGCGGCTAACTGTGCCATTGGGATTAAAGCGGACAAAATGATCTAGTCTAGGACAATACATAGGTTGGATTTAAAATTTGTTGTGCATACTCAATCACATACTCGTATGCCGCAGTATCAGAGGTTTTGATATGTTGTAATAATTCTTTAAACGTCAACTGTTGTCCAATACATTCAAATACTGCTGTATCTATTCGTTGATACATTTCGTTGTTTTTTATTGCAAAAACTTTTTCTATCAATGCCACATTGGCCGGAAAAACTCCTTCAGGTTTTGAATTCCTTCCGGTGATTTCCCCAACGGCACTCATTGGTAAAAAGTTCAACGTTGCATCAGGATTTAAATATCTTGCTAAATTTAATAACCACGCAAATTGTGAAGCATAATGACGGTTCAATGATATGTAATTCAAAGCAAACCATTCCACAGTATGCGGATCAAGATTGGGATTGTCTCTTAAGGTATGTTGTATAAATGTGTTGATTCCAGAGATTAATCTATCTTCGGGATTTCTTATGATTACATCGATTGTGTTGATTCGTTGAATCTGTTGATTGATCCGTATCGGCCAGCTGTTCTTTTTTTGCGGCGTAAAGAAACTAGTATGTCCATTTTTAAAAATAACATAGACATACCGCTGTGAGGGTACGACTTCAATTACCTCACAGCGGTCTGGAAACAACGTGCGATCTAAATGCGATAGCATTTGTTACGCTTTTTGACGGGCCCTGATCATTGCCAAGATGTCTTGAGCCTTGTCACTGGATGCTGGTTTAGCTTCCACTGGAGCAGTTGTTGCCGCTGGTTCCTCATCATCAAAGTCACTTGTCGCCGCTGGTGCTGGTTTGGCTACAGTTGCTGGAGCATCTTCACTAGCAGATGCTGTTACTGATGCTGTACCTGCTGGAGCATTAACACCGGCCGGGCGGAAATACTGACCCCAACGTTCTGTGTCATAGCTTTGACCGTCAACTGAGGCTTCAAACATTTCCTTGATAACTTTGAGTTCAACTTCGCCGGGTTTCTTAGGCATGAATGTGCTCAAGTCAAAAAGACCATGTTTCTCAATTGCAGCCTGTTCAGCTTCGGTAAGTGCTGTTTCTTTACGGGCCCACTTGCTACCGTTGTAGTCAGCAAAGCCACCTTTGGAGCCTTTGCTAATACGGAAGTCCAGGCCACGCAAGTAGTCAGTTGGCAATTCTTCCAACTCTGGATCCATCAACGCACCTTTGATAGTGGTAAAGATTTGAGGACCAATGATAAATCTACGGATTGGATTCTCTGGAGTCTTGTCGTCGCCTAATGGGTTCTCACGCACAAAGCCTTGGAAAATGTAACTGCGTTTTTTCCAATACTTACGACCCATTTCTTCCAATGATTTGTCTTTGAACCAAGTGCGAACTTCTGTAAGCACTGGACAAGTTTCGCCCCACATTTCCACGCATGGAACTTGGACATATACCTGTTTGGATTCCATTTCACCTTTGACACCATTAAATGGCAAACGAATCATTGCTCGTTCTTGCCAAAAGAATGTGTTCTTGGTGTTGCCGTCTGGAAGGAATCGGAGTGTTGCGGAAGCGCCTTCTTCCATGTTCCAGTGTGGGTAAATTGCATTATCGCCACCTGTGGAATTGCCGCCTTGTTTGTTACCTTCTGATTGTGCGAGTCTCGCACGGATGTCTGCTAAAGATGCCATAGTTAGTTGCCTTTCAAAGTTTGTTTACTATGTTGCCTATCTAAAAATTTAGATCGAGTTGCCTGTGATGCTAATGTAAAAAGCGCATACACTAGGGTTAGTATATACGCTTTATTTCTTAGCGTCAAGTGTATTTATGACGCGGTTGTTCTAATTGTAAAATTACTTCTTCATTCCAGAAAGTTCTTTGAGCCGGTCCAAAAAGCTGGTATCTTTGTCTACTGCTTGCATTTTACCAGAATGTCCATACTGCCCGGCCAAAGACGAACGACTTTCTTTAGTGGCTGAATCTGGATGTGGCTTGCCGTGGGCACGTTGATAGAAATCAAATTCGGCTTTGCGATCCTTTTGTTCAACGTCTTTGCGAGTTAACGGTGCTTGGCCTTGTTTGTTACGTTGAATAGTTGGCCGTTCATAATCTCTAGGATTTTTAGGATCAATTGCTTCATCGGTGGTACCGCCGCCCATTGCATCACCAATAGAATTGCCTATTGATGCTCCACGAATTGCTCCGGCTGGGCCGCCTACTAATGCTCCGCCAATTCCACCAAGTGCGGCACCTACTAAGCCTTCGTCGGTTTGTTCTTGATTTTCGCCTAAAATTGCGTCAATAAGTTTTTTGCCACCGTATAACAGAGCTAGTAATAATCCAATCGGTATTGCATACTTTACTGCGGCTGATGCCAAATCTCCAATAGTTTTTCCGTCAACTGCGGTGCCTACGGCTTTGGTAATTGCCTCAGCGGCCGATCCAATGTCGTGATATACTTCGCCTACTCCGGTACCTAGACTGCTTGCCAAGTCTGTGATACCTTGGTAAGCACCAACTCCAACACCGATTGGCACTGCATTTTTGGCGGCTATCTCTGCACCTTGTTTGGCCACTTGACCAACTGCTTGTGCACCTTGTTTGGCCACTTGACCAACCACCGGAGCTGCAGATTTAGCTGCCTGTCCGGCCACTTGTGCTCCTTGCCCGGCCATCTTACCTATTGCCGGGCCAATTTTTGATAGTAACGGCATCAATGCCCTGGCGCCAGCGGCTAGAGCTGGGCCAATGAATTCATTTAATTGTTCATCTTCATGAATTCCGGCGGCTTTTTTCATTTTGATTAATTCGTCTTCTTCGTCTTCTTCGTCTTCTTCGTCTGGTCCGCCTAGTTTGTCGCCGATCATTGTTCCTGCAGTTCCGCCAAGTGCTCCACCGACTGCGCGACCAATTGGTCCTAACGCAGAACCTGCCATCTCGCCTCCAACTGTTCCGAGTGCTCCGCCTACTGCAGCACCTTTCCAACCTTCGTCGGTTTCTTGTTCACCAACAAGGCCGCTTAAGGCGCTGCCAATTGAGCTACCAATTCCATCTAGAGCACCAGACCCTGCGGCATACCCTAGTGCGCCGCCAGCTAAAGCTGGAACAATAGGATTGATACTATCGTCATCTTCTTCATCGTCTTTTTCAACTAACGCAGATCCGCCCTTGGTGAGGTGTTGACCTAATCCAGCACCAACGATGCCGCCAAGTGGTCCGCCTAACATTGTACCAATTGCGCCGCCGCCTAATGTGCCAAGAATGCCTTCATCAGTTTCTTCTTCGCCTACCAATGGAATACTTAAAGATTTTCCGCCACCACCTAGGCCTTGTGCTACTGGATCTAATAGTTTTTTAACAATTTGACCGGTTGAATTTTCTTTGTTTTCTTCCATACCGGCATGATCGTATTCGGGTGCTGGGCGTTGTTTAGCCGGCACACCAGCAATTTTTAATATACCTGATAACGAGTCTTGATATTCGTCGGCATAGTCGCCCACACTTTCACGTTCCATTCCGTAATCTTCGTCCGGTACACTAGGACTGTTGCCACCATAACCACTAATGCCTAAGTCTGCACCAAAACGATCAGCTACCCATTCATATGGATCGCCATCGCGGGCTTTTTTAGTACCATATGGCATGTCGTCAAAGTAATAGTCATACAGGGCATTGTGCAGTTCATCACTGATTTCACCGGTTTCTTCAAAGTCCTTGACATCACGTTTAAATGTGTTAAGGATATGCTGGAATGTAGAACCTGTGCTGTCGGTAAGAACATTTTCATTCAAGCCAGCAGATTTACGCATGGCCTTCATTGCTTTTTCTTCTTTTCTCTTTTTATACCAGTCAGCAGTTTTTTCAATACCTTTACCAATTGCTGCACCTGCAAGAGCACCAGTTACTGGATTTAATGCGTTGATCGCATGAGTCACAGTGTTCATATCAATTTCATCTAACTCAGATGGTTCAAGATCAGCAGGATTAGTTGCTTCGGGCGGATTCATTTCTGCAGTAGGATCAATTTGCAATTGATCTAATACCGTACGCACTTCAGGAAAGTCACTGAGTTCTTGTAGTCGATCCATGATCACCTGACGTGCATCAGCATTGGCATCACGGTCAGCTAATTCGCCCAACTGATCAAACAACTGATCGTCGCCAACAAGATCATACAGTTGTTCAGTGGCATTGGTAGCATCGGCTCCTACTGGCAAGTCCGTACTCAACAGCTCAATCAATTGGTCTTGCTTTTCTGGAGTATCTGGTAATGCCCAGGTTCCTTCTGCTAGGCGTTCAACCCATGCTTCAAATATGTTGGCTTCTTTCATTTCAGTTCCTTGTTGTTGTATTTTGGCCAGCAAGGGAAGTGCCGACTCAATTCTTGTGTCAATGCTTTGCTTGACAAAAAGATTCTTTAAACTTTCAATCACTACGTCTTGCTCTGAAATCTCAGCCGGACTCCATGATTCAAAATATGTTGCGTATCCAGTCCGGGTACCAAGCCCTTTGAGACTGCGTTGCAAGTTTGCTTGATACTCTTGAACTTGTTCTAATAGTTGTTGAGTGTCACCTTCAAAGATTTGTCCTTGATTGGCTCTGCGAAAACGGCTTAGCACATTTAATTCTGTGACCATTTCGCTGATATGATTGCCACGACCATCATACGGACGTCCACCTTGACGCACATGCTCTAACATGGCACGGCCGCCAGTTAAGCTTTTAAACGGTAACTTGTAACGTTCACTGTCGGCTGTTTCAATAAACAGGCTTTCAATGTAACGGAAACGAGCATCACCTTCGGCAATATTCTTTTTATGGCGAATCATCAGTCTAGCTTCGGTTGCGGCGCCATTCCAACTGGTTGTTCTGTTACCAGTCCAACTTTCAAACAGGCCTTCTTTGATGGCTGCTTGGCCTTGCATACTGTAACGTAAACGATTCAAATTTTTAATGCCAAAACTCATGAAGTTTCTAACGGCAAAATTTTTCAACTGTTCCAAGAAACTGAACCAGTCGTTTTTGTCGTCACCTTCCATGCTACGTCCCACATTGTCAGAACAATAAACTTCAAGATCGTTGTCGTCACCCAGCATGACAACTACTGTGCCATAATCTTTGCCCGAGTGAGCAACAAAGTCAAAACTGTATATTTCAGTTTCTGCAGGGTCGGATGCAGGTTTACCAGAACTGTCCAGCATTTCTGGGTCAAAATCTCTACTGACCAGTAGATCAAATAATTTACGAGCGGGTGTGATATCTGCCATAGTAGTGTATTTAGCGCCTTACGCTGATGAACGGCATAGGAGGAATTATATTATCTCCGTGGTCTCTTAGCTGGGTATCGATGCTGTTATCATAGGTTTGTAACAGTTGTAGCATACGCACCGTCAGCACTGTGGCCATTACTAGGTCGTCAGTTTCACCTATTTTGGCCGCATAACTTACACCGGCAGCCACAAAGGTTTTAAGCTCGCTGACCATGCTTGCACTACGTATTTTCATGCGACCGGATTCAATCAAGGTTTTTAATTTGTTACAGGCCGCCAGCTTGGGTTTATTTGTAGTATTAAATCCTTTGCGGTATCGTCTATTTCCGCCCGAGTGTGGATCGCTTAAAAAGTAGCCTTGTATGTTTTCTTCGCCATATTCATCGATACTGATCAAGGCAGCTTCACCAATGGTATTGTTTTCTATACTAAAATATATTCGTTGTGGGTCTTTGACTGTTTCGTTTATGTGAGCACAGATGCTGGCCAATATACGAACCTGTTCAGGTATGGGTGTTCTGTTATGACGCCATTCGGCCACTTGTTCTGTGGTTTCTGCTTCAAATATTTGTATAGCGGCTGCATCCCCACCCGTGCCTAAGCTAGGATCAAGACCAATCACATAGGTACGTCCTGCTCGGGGTCGTTGATACCATCGAACTTGTCCAGTTTTATACAAGGGTTCATGTCCTTGTAGATCAATAAGTTTAGCAGGAGCAATCAAGGTTTCATCATTGATGATGAATTCACAACCCATTTCTCGACGGAAACGATCTTCACCTAACTGTGCTCGCTGTTCGCTGGCCCACTTTTCATCACGATCTGGATGTTCATTCCAGTAGCTACGATAACTCTTAAATCCATTGATGCCAACGTCAGTAGGATTGCCAAATTCGTCCTCGCACTTGAGAGCACCTTTCCAAAGCAGGGCAAACTGATCTTCGTCTGAGTTCGGAGTGCTAGTGATAATTGCCTTACCACCAGTGGCCAACGTAGGACTGATACTAGTCCAGAACTCTTTGGCAATGCCAGGGCGCACGAACGCAAACTCGTCACAGTATAGTAAGGATATACTCATACCGCGTCCGGTATTTTCTGTTGTGGTGGTCGAAACTATGCGACTTCCGTTTTCAAAGTCTAGATTGCCTTTGTTGTAACTGGTAACACCGGCACGTATATGATCTGGGCACAACTCGTACGCATAGCGAATACGTTGCATGATTTCTTGTGAGCCGGTGTATTTGTGTGCGGCAATAAGGATTGTGCTGTCAGGGCGAAACATGGCCACCCATAACAGATATCCAGCGGCACTGGTTGATTTACCAGTTTGTCGAGGCATCATACTGATACTGAATCGATAGTTGTGGTAAGTGTCTATCAGTCGCTTTTGATAGTCAAACGGATGATACAGCATCTTGCCCTTGACCGGATGCTGTATATGAAAAAAGTTGTCCATAAAGTATTGTGGCCCAGTAACAGGGTCAGCGCACTTTACAAACTCCTCCAACTGTTGGTCCGTGAAGGCTGTCTTCTTGTATGGTGTTTTAACTAAAGTGGATTCGGTTTGGCTCATATTAAACTTGCTAGCTCAGGCCATAGTTGTTCAAAACGACCTGCGGCACTAGAATGATATTTACTTTCAATTTCGGCAAGGTGATTTATAAATTCTGGTAATATATTGTTGCTGGCCTGCTGATGCCGCGCTTCGGTTTCTTGTAGAAAGTTACGTTGACCGTGATCCAAATCTGGTTTACTTAATACTGTTCGTAATTCCGTCAAGGCCAGCTGTCTAACTTCTGGTCCCAGTTGCAAGGGATCTAAACACGCTGGATGATACAGGCTTTGCCAATGCACAGGCACGTTGGTATCCTGTGCCCAAGAAATCAATTCCGATAGTCTAGTAGCATTGTAAATGTTGTAAAGCGGGTGTATGCCTAATCTATGACCGGCGCAGGACTGTATAGTTTTGATATTCTGTTCGATCAGACTCCATGTACCACCGTAGCGCACATATTCAAAACGCTCGCCTGTGTTGTCAATGCTGATGTTCCAACCAACACGCCGACGTTCGGCCAGTTTGGCAAATATTTTGTTAGTGCTCAAGTCTACCCCAAGGTTGGTTATAACGTCCACTTGGCAATCCACAGGAATTGCATCCAATAACCGTTCATTTTCTTTTAACAACAACGGCTCGCCACCAATTAGAGCCACTTTCTTGATGTGGCTCTGATGTTGTTCAAGATAATCGCATACTTGGTCTGAGTAGGGTCTAGTGCCTGACTGCACCGATAATTGTTTTAGACTAGCCCATTGACTGCTGCTGTGTTCGTTGCAATAGTTACAACTAAAATTACAAGTGGTGTTCCAACGTATGTCAATCAAGACTGGATGGTGTTCTACATCTGTGGCTTGGCCAGCATCAAATCCAGGATTTATTCTGTTGTGCCAATCACGTTCGCTACGACCATAACGCTCGGCCTGCACACAATTGTGGCAATACTGGGCATGTGGCTGTCCTGATCGTAGGGTTTGACGAACTTCTTGTAGCGCAGGGCCATGCAGAATCTCCTCAATGGTTTGGCTGTTTAAATTGCCCAACATATTTGGATCGCCTGCACAACAGGTTTTTACACTGCCTTGTGGATTGATGTGCAGGCCCCGCCAAGGAGCTGCACAATAAAAATTGCTCATGCCTTATTTAACTGGGACAAACCAAGTGAAGGACGTAAGACGAAAGGTATTTTCTGGAATTGGTTCCATCATTGCATGCCACAGTTCTGGCAGCTGATTGTTGTCGTCTTTTATATGAATTGCAAGATAACCAGTATTTGGTTTTGCTATAAACTGTTTTCGTACCGAGTCAAAATTGTCAGAATTATAAAATGTAGTACCGTTAATTTCTTGGCCAATCCAATACATTTGAATTACAACTTTTACTCGAGGATCATCCACATGCATGCCACAATTAAATCCAGGTTCGTCAATCCACCAGGTGGTGGTATGCCATTGCTTTAATCTAATGCCCATGTCGGCTAGTAATTTTAATAAAACAGTTCTTCTAAATAAATCAATATTGTCCCGCCATTCCTGGTTCCAGGGTAGCGTTTCATCTAAGATACTTTTTCTAACAAAATGCTCTTGTTTGTCAGTGATCTCGTAGGGCAAGGACAACCAATCAGTGGAATTAATTTTAGCCAGTAACGACTCTGGTACAAGATCTTCTACTTGAAATAAATTATTGTATCCGTCAACCGGAGTTACATGCATAACAAATTACTGCCCTAAATTAAAACGCATGCCAGTGGCTTGTTCAACGGCGGCCATTGGAACTTGATATTTAGGTAAGTCGGCCACTGGTAACGGTCCGTTTGGCATCAGATAGGCCTGGACTTTTTGACTGTTCTTTTCAATGATGATTTTGTATAATCGGGTTGGAACGCCTAGGCCGTTGCCTACTACAGGATGTCCAGGATCAAATATACCGCCTGAAATGATGTAGAAGTCTGTGCCTGGTGCTGTGGCCCAATCACGTTCCCAAGTTTCCAATTGTTTCCAAATGCCACGATTGTTGTTGGCCACTTGTGCTACCATATTGCTTAAGAAGAAACTTTCACTCATGACGGCATCGTTGATGGTGTTGTTGCCGGCTGGACTCATGTGTCCACGATCGTGTGTCTTGCCAAGCACAGCATAATCAGCCAAGGTTGCTTGACACTGTGGAAAAACTTGTGGGTCAGGACGAAAGTTGTCTTTGCGTTTGGCTGGACCTGTCATTGCGGCTACTGTCAAGTGCTCAAACACTGCCACCGGTGCTTTGACATTGCAACGATGAATTACAGCATAGTTTGTTTTGCACAGTTCTTGATCACCTGGTTGAGGTTGATAATGCGGTGTGCCGTTGACTGTAAACTGTGGGCACTGCTGATTGATTTGTGCTAGAGCCGCAAGTGGAACAAAGAGTAATACTAACAATAACTTTTTCATCTTGGGTAGCCTTTGAATGCCTGAACAGGACTTGTTTTATCTACTGACGGTGGTTCTTCGCTTTGGCCTGTGCCAATTAAATCTTTTCCACCCGGAGTGTTGGTCATTTGTAATGCTTGATCTATAATAGGATCTACTGTATTATTCATACCAGCTACTACAGCATGATTTCCAAATACTTCTTTTTTGTTCCAGGGTAATATAAAAGGATTTAAATCATCTTTGACTGCATCGCTTCGAGCACGAGCCATGGCCACGCCAAATCTATAAATTTGATATGGCTGATCCGAACTCAATCCTGGAAGTATAAAAGTTTGACGTAGTGGATCCCCTTGATCAGGTGGCAATTTTTGTTCTTCGGTAATAAACTCTCTAGCTCTCATCGGCCGTAACCTTTGAATGGTCGCATAGGACTTGTTTTATGTGTATCTGGATGTTCTACGCTGCGATGGTCTGACACAACATGATGACTTTCGGCACCAATTGTTTTCATAGCACCGTGAATCATGTTGTCCTCTTCTTTGGTATATGGATGTGCTGTGTTGTATTTTTCAACCCAACTTGCTGGATCCATTTGATCTTTAGAAATAGCGTTTTTTGTTTTGCCGTCATGACATGCTGCTGCCATCATTATACGATTCAAATGATTGGTACGATCATATCCGCCGTTGTCACGCATGATATGTGCGCCGGGCATTGAATTGTCATGGCCACCAGGAATTTTACCTTTGCGGTCCTCAGAGATAAACTCTTGAGCTCGCATGATTAGAATCCAGCAGTAGCTGAACTTGCTGTTCCAATGGCTCTAACAGTGGCGTCGGTTGCATTGAATACTGATAATTTATTGCCGGCTCCAACATAAATTTGTTGACGACTATTCGGAGACACGTTAGGACCTCCTGAATTAGTTCCGCCAACATACAAGTTACCATAATTGCCTGTAGTTAAGGTATATTGACTTTGAGCAAGTGTGGCACTGGCATTGGCACTCATTGTCAAACTTTGTCCATTAACAGCACTGACTACAGTAGTTGTATTGGCCACACCGGGCCCAGTGACAAAAGTTGCACCAACTAAATTTTGTCCAGCATTAGTGGTAATCATTACATTACTAGCAGCAGTAACATCGCCCACAATACCCACAATGGGATTGCCGGCCTGGACTATAGTAACATTATATGCAACAGCATTAGCAGTTGTAACAATTTCTGCTTTATCTGTAGTCCATACTACATTGTTTATTGGGGTAGTGTATACTAATGCTTGAGCCATTTTGATTAACCTTTATAATTTTGCCAAGTCTTGAACAAGTTACGTTCAAGTTCAACTGACTCTTCCATACTAGCTTGGCGACGCAGTTGACTAGCAAGAACAGGAGTTGTGCTTTGACCAGTTGACTTAGGACCATTTAGGCCACCCGAGTAGGTGCGTAAGTTAGGATCTGCATCCGCTGTTTCTGTGTTGGTTGGCCAGTCTGGGCTGTTCTCGTCTACCATTTCAGCACAGCCACATGGGCTGCCACCGCAGGTTGGGCAAGCCTTGGGAATTTGATTGTCAAGACCAGCCAACTTCAACAACATCATTAACTTGGCAGCATCTTCGCCGTCGGCTTGTATAGTAATTCCAGGTTCCATATTGCCATCGCCACATTCTTGCATTTTGGATTCAATACTGATACTTTCAGTCAGGGCCTGTTTGAACTGACGGTCCAGACTTTCGTAGACGCCTTTGCCAAACTGCATGCCTTTACTGGACTTGCCACTTGTAGCGGCAGTGGCTACGCTGCCAGACACAGTTGTTTCGTCAACTTTTTCTTCTTTCTTTTCTTTACGATCTTTCTTATCATCGTATTCAATGTCTTTGGTAACTCGCTTACCAGCACGTTCGGCACGGTTGTCGTCACGACCTTTGTGGCCTTCATCGTGCTCAATATCCTTGGCCACTCGACGACCGGCCTTTTCAGCACGTTGATCTTCTCGGTCTGTGCTCTCTTCATCCACATGCTTGGGCAAGCCTTTTTCTTTGGTAGCGGCAAATTTGTGTAGTTCGCCTTGAGGCATCTTGGCCATTTCTTTTGAGGCGCCGCGCAACTTGCTCTTGGCAATTTCGCCCTTTTGTGCGGCATGTGCAATGCCAGCAGCTTTACGTTGAGCTTGGCTAACTGCTTTTTCAAACACCTGTGCATCGTTTGGTTGCTGTGCTTGAATCAGTTTCATAGCTGACCATAATGTATTTTCTAACTGAGAGGCAAAGCCCTGTGGGAACTGTCCGCCACTTTGAACTTGTTTTGCGAACTTGCGTAAGTTTGCAAGTTCGTGGTAGATTGCCTGTACCTGTGCCCGGTCAATACCTTCAGCCATTGGTTCAATGGTAATGCCTTCACGACCCAAGTGCTGTTCAGCATCACGCTCGTGTGTGCTGATGATATAGTCAGTGACACTGCTCATCATGCCTTTGATTTGGCCAACTTTTTCTTGCACCCATTCTGGCAAGTTCTCATTCTGACGCAAACATTTTTCTAATTCGCGGGCATGACGCACAATGGTGTGCAATGAGTCTTTGGTCATTCCGGCTTCGTCATTGTATTCACCTTGCTCAGCAGGGCTAACACTTTCACTGCTCATGTTGCTGGGACGTGTCATCATAACGCCGTCGCTGTCAAGACCTTCTTTGGTTTTTTCTTTCTTAACACGCTTGCCGTCAACTGTTTTATATTTGTGACTGCCTTTGGTTACACGCTCTTCATCTTTTGATCTAGCTGATGGTGGACGTCCTTTTTTCTTAGGACCGTCGGACACAGCAGATTTTTTCTTGTTCTTTAAATTGCCATGCTCATCATAGTCATCGTCATTGCCAGTGTCATCACGGTCACTACGATAACCATACTTCTTGTGTTTGTTGCGTTCGCTTTCGCTGTCGGTATTGCTACCTTTCATTGAGCCTTGTGCGCCCTTGAGCAATCGCATGTCTAATTCTTTTAACGGCAGCTCTTTGCCACCTACACGAATCTTTTCACCTTTTTGTATACCGTCACGCTTGGCATCAACCACCGCCTTGCTAAATGCATTGCCTTCGTCGGTCATGCCCTGACTCTCATCATACTTGTCATAGCGGTTGCGAATATTGCTCATAGTCTTGGCACTGGCATGCTCACGACCGGCTTTTTGCAAAGCCTTCATGCCGGCATCGCCGTATTTCTTTTTGCCAATGGCTGCTTGGAATGCCGATTCTTCCATAGGGCCGCACTCGCATGGTGAGCAATCACATGCAGGGCAATGACCTTCTTCTAAACTACTTGTATCTTTAAATTCTTTACCACCTACTTTGAACGTGCCACCTTTTGGTGTTTTGGCCAATGCACCAGTAAAGGCATTGCCTTCTTCCATGTCGCCTTCTTCAACTTGACCTTTGGCTCGCATTTTTGCCAACTGTGCGCCAGCAATACGATTGCCTTTTTCAATGTTACCGCCGCCGGCTTTCTTGGCCAAGGCTTTGAATCCTGTAGTGGCATTGTTGTGCTTGCCTAGATCGCGCTCGTTCAGTGCTTGAGCCAACTTACTTGTTGGAGCAACAGCCTTGGCATCTTCACTAATTTGTTGAGCATCTTGCTTTTGCGCCAACTGGGCTAGTCGTTTGTTTAAGTCGTAAAAAAATGTCATTCTATTATCCTCTTGGGTTAGCGCCAGTTGCTGGGCGTGGTGGGCGTTTTACTTTGGTCATTGGGCTGGTGTTACCCATTGGCAGATCGTTCGTGGTTTTTGCAGGCGGTGTCTTGCCGCCAGCCACAGTAAAGTCACTGCGATATGTGTTCTTTAACACAGCATGTTCGTCATAAGGAGCTGAATAATCTTTGCTCAAGGCCTTTTGTGCAGCATCAGGAGCAGGATAGTCTGTGTCAGTTAATAAATCTTTATTTTCAGCATCAACCTTTTCACGCTCGCTGTCCATACCTTCTTCGTGTGGCACGGTCAACATGACAATGCGGTTTGGGTCTAAGAATAGCAATTGAGCAATTTCTTTGATCTGTGGCTCAATTGCTGGATAGCGAAATTCCACATCCATACTAGTCACTGAATCATTACTATGCTTGGGGAAATCAGCCGGTTTGAGTTGAACCGGGGTGGTCCGTGGCTTGCTGACTTTTACAACATCAAACTGTTTGAGTCGTTCTTCCAACTGTTTGACGAAATCAGGTGCAACATCGCCCACAATTTTAATTCTATAATTGTAAGTTCTTTCGCTTTCTGCGAGGTATTGTTGAAAATTTTTCATCTTGGTATCCCTATATGATATTTATGCTTTGTTATTGTTTTGTGCACCGGAGGCTATCAAGCGTTCCAGCAAGTCGTTTCGACTCAGCACTTGTCCGTGTGCAGTTTCCATTGCTTCTTCGGGTGCGTTACGGCGTTGGTCTTGGTCCATTTTCAGCTTTTTTAACTGCAAATCAACCATTTTTAATTTTTTGTTTAGCTTGGTAGTTTTGGCTGTAAGCGCATGACCCAACATGCTACTGGCCACAGCAAATATCTCTCCTGAGTAGCGGCTGTCAACCTGCATACCCAAGTCCATTAGATCGTTGAATGTTTCTTGTGCTTTTGCGGCCAGTTCGTCGAGTTCGCTATCGCCAGTCTCTAAATCACGCACAGTGGGCAGAGCTGCATCTATCTTGTCAATAGTGGCGTCTATTTCAGCCAACTGGGTACGTGTTTGCTCAACGGTAGGAGCGTCTTCTGGCTGTTCTGAAGGCGAGAAATCAAAAAGTTCTTCTAATTTTCTGGTCATACCATATTTACCGTCGGTATGCTAGGCTATTATTTCTTGCTGCCTTGGTGGTAGATCATGTCTTCGTTGATAACCCTAAATGTAAGCCCGTTGCGTTTAGCCCATTTGGTAGCGGCATCCCATTTGGCATAGTTCACAGCCACAATAGCACGATCACGATCACTTGCTCGACTTTC